TCTGTGCCCGTTGTGCGCGCGTATGCGTCAATCTGGACAAGCGCATCTAGCCCGCGCGTGGTCTTGGTGTTCCACGGGCTTTCATTGGCCTGCACGATGACCACATAGGGGAACGGCCCTAGCAACTCCCCATCGTCCGATTGCGGCGCTTTGGGCGACCAAACGTCAACGCTCAGGTCCGCATCCAGCTTCGTGAACAGGGCTTGGCGCAATGCCGCATATGTTGGCGCTGTCATTTCGCGGCCCTCGCTAGTGCGCGCTCAAGGCGCTGCCGGAACTTGGGACGCACGGCTTCTGTTGCTGGCACCCATGCAGGGCGCGGGTCAATCCGGCTCGTGCCAAACTCCAGCATAGCCGCATAAACGACCGCGCTGCCAACCGTGGCGCTCATTGGCCCCTCGCGCTTGAAGTTCACGCTTGACGCAAGCCGTCCTGTGTCTGTTGCGGGGGCTTGACCTGGCGCTGAGGCCGTGTGCGTGCGGCGCGGATTGGATTTCTCATACGTCACGCCGCTTGCAGGCCCGCGCTGATACGCCTTAACGATATCCCCGCGCAACTCCAACCCCGTTGCATTCACCGCATCAGCCACATGCCTCTCAGCCGCAGCGCCATAGGCCCGCAACGCCGCTGCAAGCTGTTCGCCACCCTCAAGATGCATGGTTACGCGGGTCACGATGCTACGCCTCCATCTAGTTCAATGACCAGCCACCGATTGCGCAACTCCACGTTATCAATCGCAGTGATGTTATATGCGCGCCCCTGTATCGTCACGCGGTCAGCTTCGGTCAGGTCCGAGAAATACCGCGTCACAATCCTATTGCGCGTGGTCGCCTCGACCCGTTGCGCAGCGTAACGCTCCGAGCCGGATAGCATCTTAAAGCTGCACCGCGTAGCCGCGCCTGCAAGGTTAGTCCACGCCTCAGACCAGCCGCCCGACCCATCGCTTACCCGCGTCTTGCGCTGAAACTGGCAAGGCGTGCGAAGCTGGCCCGCGTTGTATTGGCAGCACTTCATATCCGCTTCACCGCGTATGCGTCCAGCAAGCCCCGCGCCGCCCCTAGCGCATCCTCTGGCACACACTCGTCGCCGTAATGCTGGTGAAGGTATGCCGCAACCTGCTTGATCGCCCGCTTCAGGACAGCAGGCACCGCTACGGCGGTATTACCAAACCCCGCCGTGTATTCAATTTCGATTGCGTTCGACCCACGCAGCGCAATGGGCCACGTCGCGCCCCGGCGAAGAACCATCCGCCCCGGCCTGCGGTATGTGTCAATGTCGAAGGTGTTGGCAATGACAACCGCCGCGTCATTGCCCGCATCATCAAACACCGTCACGGTATCGACGGACTGCAACGGATAGCGCGGCATGTGAACGGCCCGCAGGCTATTGGGCGCATACAACTCACTGATTGCCATTTGCCGCACGCCGTCCCACCATTGTTCCTGACCAGCGGGCCAATGATCCAGCGCCATGCGCCAAGTTTGCGTGATGAAAGCAAGCCCGGTCATTTGCTCGATCAGTTCGCGCGCCTCTGCAATCAAGGCATCGGCCTGTGCATCCGGCAAGCCGTCTGCCGTCTCCGCAAGCTGCGCGCGCAACTCAGCGGCGGTTACAGGCTCAATCGCAGGCGGGGTTTCCAGCACATGCCCGCGATGCTGCGTCAAAGGGATAGACGGGCGCAGGCTCATTTACGCGGCCTTCCACGAGTAGGTTTAGGGGCAGGCGGACGCTCTTTGATTTGACTTTCGGCGGCATTGTGTCCGCCCTTTTCAACTCGACCGCCCGCAATGTGTGCTTTCTTAGTCTCGGGCACGCTCTGCACCTGCGCGTCCGTGCGCGGGTCAAACATGCGGCTTGCAGCGCCATCGGCAAGCGCCCACTCCGCAACCTGCCCGGAGACAACCTCGCCGCACGCGAATGTCTTTACATCATAGCCGCTAGGGGCGCACTGATAGCCTGTCTGGCGGGTGATCTTAGCAGTGGTCATGTTGCCTCCTGTCCTTATGAAATGGGCCACCGCAGCGGCCCATCGCTAAGATCAGGTTGTGGCCTGTGCAGCGCCGACACGATCAACCGGCGCGCGGTGAGGCTTGCCAAGGCTTGCCACGATAAACGCCACGGCATCGGTGCCCGTGGTGCCAGTCAGAACAGCGCGCACATAACGCTTGTTTCCGACATAGCCCAGACCGCCCGCAATGATGTTGTCATCGCCATCATCATCGACAACAGGCGCGGTGCCCAGAACCTCGGCGGCAGGAACGTCCGCGAAATCCGAAGCCTCCAGCGTGTCGCTGTGCTGTAGCTTCATGGTGAAGCCAGCCGCCGTGCCCGCGTCGGTGACATCGCCCGTGTGCAGGTCAAAGGTTGCGGTCGAATAGCCGCGCACGTCAAATGCCTGGCTGTTGTTTGCAGTGTCGCCGCTTAGGGTTTGGTTGGCCCCACGCCGCACCTGAATTGTGGAAAGTCCATCACGCATTTGTTTAACTCCTGTCATGCGTTTCAGTGAAACGGGGGCGCAGGCTCACGCCCCCGTCAGGTTTATGCCGTCTGGAACGAAACGGTCTTGATCGCTTCGAAGTTGACCACATCGCCGCCCGTCCGCTTGGTCGTATAGAACAAGATGAAAGGCTTGGCGGTGTAAGGATCACGCAGAACCCGAATGCCCGCGCGGTCCACGATCTGATACGCAGCGCGCATGTCGCCAACCGCGATGGCCTTGGCCCCGGTGACGGTCGCATCCGGCATGTCCTCGAAGGCTGCAACAGGGTAGCCAAGCAGCGTTGCAGGCTGGCCCGCAGCAATGCCAGGCGACCACAGATAGGCCCCGTCGTTGTCTTTCAGCTTGCGCACCTTCTTCGTGGTGCCACGGTTCATGAACCAAGCGGCGTTGGCGCGGTAGGGCGCTTTCAGGCCGTAGAGCGCATCGATCAGAACATCCCCACCATCAGGCGCAGCGGCAAAGTCGCCGTTGACGCCAGTGCGGAAATCCTCGACCTCACCCGGCAAGCTAGTGCCAGCAGGATAGGTCAGGAAGCCGCGCGGCTTTTCAACCCCGTTGCCGTTCACGAAGGCATCGTTTTCGGCCAGCATGAACTCCATCGCCACCTTGTCGGCAAGCCATGCCTCCATGTTCAGCGATGCGTCATCAAGCAGCTTTTGCGTTGCGGCAGGCATGGCCGAAAGTTCATGCACGGGAATGCGCCACTTGCCGAGGTTCGGCGTTGCGGTTTCATTCCGCGCCTGCGTTTCGCCAACCCAGACAGCCGCCGCCCGCTCAAGGTCGAACAGACCTTCCAGCGCGTCCGTGCTGATCGTCTGGATGGATGCAAACGCGCGCATCGGCGACGTTTCGTCGACCTTCGTGACGATCCGGCCAGACATATCGGGGTAGGTAACAAACCCGCCCGAAGGATCAAAGCCGACCGACAGGGCCTTGCGCTCATCAGCGCTCAAAGCGTCCATGCCCTTCTTCATGTAACGGTCAGCGGCTTGGCGGTATTCGTCCAGCCCCTTGGCGTCCATGTCGAACGGGCGCTGGTCATAGGCCATAGAGGTTACTTCGGCCCACTTCTGAGCCTTAGCTTCCAGGTCGATCTCGTTGCCGCTGGCATCGGTCACAATGCGCTGTGAACGCTTGATGGCCAGGAAGGCATCATCAGCGGCCTTTTGCGCCCTATCCATATCGGCTTCGAGCTTTGCCAGCTTGGCCTCGGTCTCGGGCAGGGCGGTGCCGATGCGCTTGATCTCCGCATCGCGCTCAGCGTCGGCCTTCTTGAACTCTTCGAAGCCCTTGTTGACAGTCTCAACCGCCTTCTTGACTTCGTTCAGGTCGATTTGTTCAGACATTGGACATTCCTTTGCATAAGTCTGATTTGCTCCATGAAGCCCTTTGCGGCTTCGCTATCAGCCTCACCAGCGCCAACGTCACGTTTCGCCTGTAGGCCGCGCAGGCCATCAGCGATGAACGCCTTAGCCTCCGCTTGTGAAATGCCCCATACGTCACGCAGGGACTTTTCAACATCTCTTGGGTTGCGCCAGTCTAGGGACTTCACGTCCGTAACCCGCGCCGCCTCATTCATCGGGAACGTGACAACGCTCACCTCGAACAAATCGAGTTCAGTCAGCTTGCGCACCCGACCGCCCGCTTCCGGCACAGCCTCAATCGTGCGA